TCCCTTTTTACCTGGCATTATCTACCATACTTCTTTTTCAAGCACATACCTGCACGCTTGCAAGCAGTCGGGGTTGGGCATCCAGCGCAAGGCTTGAACTTAGGGGCAGCGCCCATCTTTTTACCATATGCCATTAACGACCTCCTAGCATTTGAAGCAATCCAGCTATTTGATTAAAATTCTGTGGTTGGCCTCGATAATTCGGGTTTGTGTAGCCAGTGCGTCTAACCCGCTCAATCAAATCTGGGCTAGCTATCCCCATTCCAGAAAAACGACTGTCATCAACAACAGCCCCTGGCCCTGGGCCAGTAAACGGCTGAAACTCAGGCATAGGTCTTCCAGAAATGTCCATGCCATTAAAAGGACGCTCAGCAGGCATGCCAGCTTGACCCTCAAGAAAATCAACAACATTGATGCCTTGTGCCTCTAAACGACGCACAACATCCATCAATCTCTGAATGTCTGCCATAAAAACCTCCTATGTTGCACCGACCATATCACACTACGCAATACCGCGCAAATTCCTTCTAAGTTCGCCCCGCCATGTACTCATAGGCCCAGACAGCGCCATCGCCGCATCAGATGCCATTGTCAAACAAACAGCATCTGCCAAGTCAGGAGAGCGCAGCCCACGCCGCCTCATCTGATCCTTACTCTCAGCCGCCATCTTGCCAGACGACGTAAACGAATACCGTATGCCTGTCAGATCAGCCAACAGCTCATCGTCTTGCGGTATTTTGCACGACCGATCCTCAAGCCAAGCCTTTGTCTTAAACCACAGCTCAGTTCTCAAATTGTTGTACGTTTCACCCATAGACGGACTTTCAGCCACATTCACGCCCCTCACAGGTGCGCCAAGCTCCCTCAAACGATCAACAACGCCAGAGCCGACGCCAATGCTGTCAACCAATATCTCTGACGGCCTGCTGCTTGGGTTCAAAGCCTCATACTCTGCCATCACACGGCCAACTGTCTGCATCAAGTCCAAACCGCGCCACGACTTAATTTCAGTAATCACCGAACCAACACGCTTGCAAAATGCCGTCCTATCACTCCCAAACCTTGCAGGATCGACAGCCCAGACAGGACGACGCTCATCGTCAATCTCAATGTCCCTATTCATCGCCGCATCAACCAAATGAAACGGTATAATCGTATCATCATCCGCTAACGGAAACTCACCCAAAACCCTAATACGAAACGCATTGCTCTCCTCGCCATACCGCTCACGCATCTCGTCAACAAACTCATCCGACACCAATGGACTGTCAACGCAGCTCCACCGCCGCGTCCACCAAGTTCCGCTCATCCGCGTTTGGCTCTCATAAAACGTGCCAGTCGAGCGCGTCGGGTTGCTGAGCAAGATTGTCGTAGCATTATGACCTGACATTGAACCAGCCGCCGCCTCAAATACTTTCTCAGGCACACCAGAAGCCTCGTCAACGACCAATAAGACGTTATCGCTGTGAACACCCGCCAAGGCTTCTGGGGTTTCTGCACGGCTTGTACGCGCCGAGATAAACATCTCAGACGGCGCAGCCGACAGCTCAACACGATCACTCTTAACAGTCAGCAAGTCCTGTACTGGCTTGGGCAGCTCACCAATCCACCGCTTTAGCTCCGCAAACAAAGCATCGAAAAGCTGGCCAGATGTCGGGGCTGTCACGACAACCTTATTGGGAAACCGCATCAGCAAATACCACAGCATCGCCCAACTTGCGCTCGTAGACTTTCCTGTGCCGTGGCCGCTTCTAATACTAATACGACGCTCTCCGCTCGATATAGCCTCCAAAAACTCTGCCTGATACGGCAATGGCTCAGCACCCAAAACCTCCCTGACGAACAGCACAGGGTCATCCATATACTGTAACGTAAAATCCTCAAAAGGATTGGCTTCAGTCATTGCCTAAACTCCCAAAAATTAAAAAACCGACGAACCGCGTAGCTGCGCAGCAGGCTTACCATTGTAAACGCTACACCAATCGCAAAGCTATCAACCAACGTAACATCGTACCCGAACATAGGCAAAATCAGTATGTTCGCCAGAACGCTAACAAGATAGCCAATCGCAACATTTACAAATGCTTCAATCGCAGAGCCGCGGCGTGACTGCATCTATCCGATCCTTTGCAATTTTGAAATAATCCTCATCCAGCTCAATTCCGATAAATTTGCGGTTGAGGCTCTTGGCTGCAACGCCTGTCGTACCGCTGCCCATTGTAAAGTCCAAAACTGTTTCACCCTCATTGGTGTATGTCTTGATGAGGTATTCCATCAAGGCGACTGGCTTTTGGGTTGGGTGGTGCTTACCCTTATCTCTTTTAAACTCCAAAACTGTTAAAGGATACCTTGACCCATCGCTTACAGTAATTGCACCAGTTTGCTTTCCATAATTTTTGCTTTTTGTTGTACCTTGCGACTGTGAATATGGGGAAAATCCCATTCGCATTTGCGGATTGTATGTTGGTGGCGAACTATAAAAAACCAAAACATTTTCATGATTTTTCAGAGGCATTTTTTTTGCGTTAAGATGACCCGTACCCATCTCCTTTTTCCAAATCCATTCCGTTTTTAAAAACTTTATATTTGATGCCCCCAAAACTTTGTCAAAAGGTGACTGCGCCGTCATCACAATAGCACCACTTCTTTTGGTCACTCGCTTTAACTGCTTCCACATTGGCTCAAGCGGAATAACGCTGTCCCATTTGCATTGAGTTGTTCCATACGGCGGGTCAGTCAAAACCATATCAACCGATCCATCAGGAATGTCTTTCATAACCTCAAGGCAGTCGCCAAGGTAAAGGTCAGTCGTCATGCTCAATAACCTTCATCTCTCGATCACGATCCTCTGCCATCAATGCCTGGCGGTCTGCGCTGATCTTCCGCAGCGCATCCAAGTGTAAATCACCAAGGTTAAGCGTAATTTCTGCCCTTGGCCCGCTACCGTACCGATCCCTGTTCAGCCCAGCCGCCAGCATTTTCCTCGCCTGCATCTGCTCACGAACCTTCGCAATCTGTGCATTCGTCGCATCTTTAGAAATACTGTCGGCAATCTCAACATTTTCCTCCATCATAGCATCCGCTAAAACAGGCTGCGCCTTTTCCAATGCACGAGCATACTCAGGGACACCCCGAACAGTCTCGCTTAAATAATTACGACTGCACTCCCACTCCTCGGCAGCCCAAGCCTTCAGCGTCATAGACGACGCCTTTTCCATGACGTACTCAGCGCCGCCCTTCGCCTCGATGTCTGCAAGTATCTTTTTCCTTAACTGCTTTCCCGCCAAAGCTGATCCTCCAATTTTTTAAAATTTTAGACGATGCTAGCAGTTCTGGCAATAGGGGTATGGGGGGGGTAGACTGCCACGGCGCTGACACAGCGTAAGGGAGAGACGAGGCGTCGCGCATTTGAGGAAGCGTGGCAGTCTTGGCGTATTTGTAGCACAAATACCCTAAGCGTATCCATACCCTTGCACACCATCGCTGCATTTTCGCTGAATTGTACGCGCTGCAACGCCATGCGCTTCGGATGCCAGAGCAGCCGAGGCAAACTCACCCAACGGCGTAAAGACAGCACGAGCGCAAGGATGGTTTTCGCGGTCACGCAGATGATCCGCGCGTGATGGCCTGCGACGACCTTTCATATCCATGTCACGCACGTTGTCACTGTACGTCCCGCCGCGCAGATGCTCAATGTTGCAGCAGCTCGGATTGTCACACATGTGCATAACGACATCATGGTAACCATTGCCCGCCAGTCGGTAGGCAAGGCGATGAGCCAAAATAGAGCGATCCGCTACGTTAAACATGCCATAGCCGCCCTTCGTCTTGCCTGCCGTCCATTCGTGGCAGCCATCTGACGAGGTGTCGATCTTTTCGAAAAACCTAGACTGCCATTCCGATTTGGTCTGCAAGGCCAGCTCTTCGTTCTCGCCCTTTGGACGGCGGCTTTCCAAATAACCTTTTTGGGCGAACCTACGAACACGCATATAGCAAGCCGAGCAAAGCCCTCTTGCCATCACATCATCTCGATCACAATTTCTGCACATTTTATTTTTCTCCTACTGTGTCGCTTAATAGTTAATGCCTAATAGGGGTGGGGTCAAGGCAGATTTGGCAGCCGTGTCTGCGTTTTTCTACACACACATGCCCCCCTCTTTCGCCGCGCTGGGGGGGGGTGCTGCGCGTGTCGCTTAACAGAAAAGTCGCATAATACCACATATGTGAAATGCAATACGCAATAATATCAATGAGTTAGGTGATTATTGGATATTATTCAGCCCCAGCAGCACAGCCAGACACAACATATAGTATGCGCCAATCATTGACCGACTGGTCAGTCTTTGAATAATCTGCTACGCGCACGCGCCTCCGCGCCTTGCCGTCGCTGTGTGTTCTAACGCGCTAATGATGGATGCCGAATGCTTCGCTGTTCTCTAAGTATTCTTTCATAGCAAAGCTCAGAGCCACTGCCATAACCTTCTTGCAGCTACCGCCAAGGATACGTTCATTGATAAGCCACAGCATCTCAGCGACCTCTGCGTCGATCTCATCCTCATCCATGTCAGGATCGTATTCTACAACAAATGTATTCATGCTTAGATGCTACAAACAAAAAACGCCCAGCGCAATGCTGGGCGAGTTCAGTGAGGCAGATTGTGCAGAAGGAAATGGGTAAAGCTCTGCACCATCAAGTGCTGTCACTATCTCAGAATGGTATTGGATCGTCAAATAGTTTCCCTTTTATATCCACAATCTCCGCGCCAGGGAATGATTGCTTGGCCGACTTCTCTAACTCGCCTGCCCAGTTGTCACGAAACCAAGAGTAAGCAAGCCCGACTTCCCGCAGCGTCAGCAGCTCCAACTCAGGCCGCTGCTTCTTTATCGTGCGCCACGATCTACCGTCCTTCATAACGCCGAACAGCTTGCCATCTATCTCAACCTCCCACACATCCGTAGAGGCTCTCTGTGCGCCTATACGTTCTGCCTCAGCATC